GACCGGCCTTGATTACAACGTTCTCCCCTGGATGTTTAAGTTACACGGGGTGGAAGATGCGGCGGCCTGCATGGTTGATATTCGAATCATGGAAAATGAGGCTCTCAAAGTGATGCATAAGGAGACGGCCTGATGAGTGACCAAATCGCCTCAATCACATTGCGTGCTGACGTATCCGATCTGAAAACAGCCAGTAATGAACTGGATAAACTCGGCCAGGCTGCGGCCGGTGCGGTTGGCAAAGCAGATGACCTGAACAGCGTATTCCGCGCTGGTGCTGAGTCTGCAAAGCAGGGTAGCGAAGGCATTAAGGAGCAGCAGGCTGCCTTGAAAGGCCTGCTTGAGAATATCGATCCAGTAAACAAAGCGCTGAATCGGCTGGACGAACAGCAGGCCGCGCTGCGTAACTTCCAGACCAAAGGCTTTCTGGATACTGATGATTTTCAGCACTACAACAAAATCCTGGACGAGACCCGGTTAAAACTGACAGATACCGGAGAAGCAGCGGCGCGTGCCCAGGCAGAACTGGCCGCGACCCAGGCTGCCGAGAAACAATCAACAGCACTAAAAAACCTGCTGGGCTCTATCGACCCGACTATCCGTGCCTTTAATTCGCTGGATGAGCAACACGCGCAGCTGGTGGCGCATTTCGAAGCAGGGCGCATCAACGGCGCGCAGTTCGAGCACTTCAATACAATCCTGAACCAGACGCGTGAGCGCCTGTCTAGCGTGGCTGACGTGCTGCCAGAGGCACTATCCCGACAGGAAGCAGCGGCGCGTCGTGCCGGTATATCTGTCGGCCAGTACAGTGCTGCGATGCGCACGCTTCCTGCGCAGTTCACCGATATCGCCACGCAGCTGGCTGGTGGGCAGTCTCCGTTCCTGATTCTGCTCCAGCAGGGCGGGCAAATTAAAGACCAGTTTGGCTCGGTTCAGGGGGCGCTGTCGGGTGTTGGCGAATATATCCGCAGCATGGTCGGGATGATTAACCCAACCACGATTGCGCTGGCAGGTCTGGTCGGTACAGTTGGTCTGCTGGCTGCTGCGGCATACAGTTCGTCTGAACAGTTCGACCAAGTTGCCCGGTCGGTCATCATGATGGGCGGCGCTGGCTTCGCCTCAATGCAGCAGCTAAATGAGGCTGCTGAAGAGGTCGCCGGCAAGACGAACACATCCATCAGCTCCACTGTCGATACTCTGGTTACGCTGAACGATACTGGCAAATATACCGCCAGTCAGATGAAACAGATCGCCACCTCCATCACCCTGATGGGCAAGGCGGGCAGCGACACCAAAGCGGCAATGTCCGACTTCGGCAAGATTGTCAGCGACCCGGTAAAAGGCCTGGCGAGCCTGAATGAGCAGTATGGCTTTGTTGATGAAGCCATGATGAAACACATCATCCAGTTGCGTAAGCAGAAGGGTGAGCAAGCGGCGGTTACCGAAGCTATTGAGTTGTTCGCAGGCGTAATGGCAAAGCGCGCAGAAGAGACCAATAAAGCGACCGATAACATTGGTAGGGTTTGGGATGCGCTGAAGAAAAGTGCCTCTGATAACTTCCGGGATATTGGGATTACTGTCCGTGCCTGGGGGAACCAGGTGATCGATATCTTCAACCTGGTAGAAGCGTCGATAAAAGACCTGTTTCTCAATATCACATCGTTGGATGCCAAATTCACTGGCACTGTTGCTGGATGGGCAGAAAAGATACCCGGCGGTGGGGCATTAGCTAATTTCCTCGGTATGGACGTCGAGGCAATGAAAAAGGCCGGGGCGGAAGCTGACAAAGAGATTGCAGCGAACAAAAAACGCTATGATGAGCTCTGGGAGCGGATCACAGCGCCCAACGCACAGGCCAATTACGAAGCGGAAGCGCGAGGCGCTTTGGTAAAAGGTGAGGGCGGTTCAAGTCGCGAATCGAGAGATGCAGTCTCGAAGCTTGCCGAAGACTCTGCCAAACAAACCAAAGAAGCCAAGGCGACTCTGGATGCTGGCGATCGCACACTGGAGAACTATCGTGCCCAGGCCAGAACCCTCACGGAAACGCTCGAAACCCTGCGTCAGACTGGTGATATTCACGCTAAAAATACCGAGTTCCGCAAACAGCAATCGCGATTTGCCGAACTGGACGAGGTCGCCAAAACCCGCGTGTTGACTGCGCAGGAGAAATCCCTTCTTTCGAGCCGTGAAGCCATTCTAAATGCCGCTAAGGTTGTTGACCAAAAGAATAAGGAAGTCGAGGCTCAGCAGAAGATTAACGGCCTGGCACAGCAGGCAAACAAGTATGTAACGCAGATGACTGAAAAGTCTGAGGCGTTACGTAGCGGGTCGGGTTTAAGCAGTCGTATGGCTCAGCGAATGACCGAAGAGGCGCAGCTTCGCCAAGGATGGATCAATGGTGGCGGAAAGCTAGAAGATGCAGGCTATGAGAAAGAGCTGGCAGCGCTTCGGAATTATTATGCCGAAGAGGATAAGCTGCGGGGTGATTGGAAGGCTGGTGCTTTAAGCGGATGGAATGAGTATCTGGACGCTGCCACTAATACATACGATGCTGTGAAAAACGTCGCCAGCTCCACGCTGACCGGCTTGAGCGACATGCTGACTGAGCTGATGACCACTGGCAAAGCATCAGTTAAAGAATTCGGCAAATCCATGCTCAAAATGATCCTTGATGTGACGAACCGCCTCATGGTTGCCTATGCAGTGCAGGCCGCTATGGGATGGATTAGTGGCAGTGCTACTGGTGGTGGATCAACTCCGGGTGGTGCTTACACTAATGCGGCTTCTGGAGTAACTTTCAACGCTAAAGGCGGAGTCTATGAATCTTCAGGTCTCAGTAAATATGTAAACGGTGTCTACGACACTCCTCAGTATTTCACATTCCAGGATGCATCTAAGTTCGCCAAAGGTGGCGTATTTGCTGAAGCCGGGGCGGAGGCCATCATGCCACTGGCAAAAGACTCTGCCGGGCGGTTGGGGGTACGAGCGCAGGGCGGTGGCGGTGGGCAACCGCAGGTCAACATAGATATTTATGTCGATAATAAGGGCAACACATCATCAAACTCGTCTGGAGATGGGAATGCCGCAGCAAGGGCGTTAGGAAAGGAAATTGAGGCCAAAGTGACCGAGGTCTTAATGAGGGCTACCAGAAGTGATGGGTTGCTTGGAAGGCAGTTCCAGACAAAATAATAGCCTGAATGTGATCCTGTGAGAGCAATATTATGCGCACCAGGTTACATCAAAGCATCCCTTGGCTATTATGCGTAAACAATACTAATCAGGGAATGATGGTGAATAAAGTCTTCACGGTTGCGGGGGTAGAAATGCCAATTGTTACGAACTCAGAGAATGGTCCAAACGATACCGAGCAAAAGAATATAAATGGGGAAACATTAAGGAGTATTAGGTGACAAAAGATAGAGTGTTTTGTTTTTTATTTGGTGTGTTCGTGTCGTTTATTTTTGGAGTTGCTGGAAGCTATTGGGGATATCTTAAATTATCCACAAAAATTGCTGTTCCAAAAACGATTTGCATCATTGACGCGCCAAATTTTGCCATACAAGAGGCTGAGAGAGTTCAGCGTGAAGCCCAGGGGTTATCTCAAGAACCTGCTAGTGATGGGAAAGAACCACTAAGAAAATTTCAGCAATGCCAAGAGAAAATCGATCCCACAATTAGTGATGTGGAATTCGCAAAAAAAATGTACAAAGACATGCAAGTAAATCGCATTAATTGATTTGCATACTTAGATAAGTATAAGCCCGCTTCTGCGGGTTTTTTTATGGAGCAAATATGACAGTTGCAACCTACAACTGGCACTCGCAGCTCGGCGCAGGTGCCATCGAATACAGTCAGACGGTACGGTCTGCACAGTTTGGCGATGGCTACGAGCAGGTAGCCGAGAACGGCATTAACTCGACTGCTATTCAGGTACCGATGAAGCATGTGGGCGCTGATTCTGAAGTGAATACCGTTCGGGACTTTCTCCTGGCGCATACCGTTAAGGCTTTCATCATCACACCGCCGGGCGAAGATAAGGGGCTGTACCGCGTTGTCGCCGACTCCGTGCGCAAAAACCAGATTAGCAGCAAATTCGCTGAGCTGACATTCACGATTAAGCGCGCCTATGGCGTCTATGCCTGAGGTGGAGCATGACTGCACTGATTGATACGGCGGCAATGCTGGCGCCAGGTGGCAGGGTCCGCCTGGTCGAAGTAGATGCTTCAGAGTTCAGCGGCGGTATTCACCGCTTTCACTATAGTCCATTTCCGCATACGCCCGCCGAGATTGAAGTGGCGAACGGTGATGAGACTAAGCTTGGACCAAAGCCCATCATCTGGGATGGAAAAATCTTCGACTTCTGGCCTTTCCAGATTTCTGACCTCGCACTTTCAACCGACCAGGCCGCAGAACCGAAGCTGAGCGTGTCTAATCTCGATGGCCATATCACCGCGCTGTGTCTCCAGTTCAAGGACATGGTGAATGCAAAGGTGAGTATCATCGATACCTATGCCGTTTATCTTGATGCGGCTAACTTCCCCGGTGGCATAAACCCAACGGCAGATCCGACGATGTTCACGATACAGACCTTCTGGCTGGACACGAAAACCTCTGAGGATGATGAGGTGGTTACTTGGGCGTTGAGTAGTCCGGCTGATTTGCAGGGGCTAGTCATCCCAACCCGCCAAATTACATCTCTGTGCGAATGGGCTCTACGTGGTCAATACCGCAGTGGTGACGGCTGCAGCTACAACGGCATAGCCTATTTCGATGCCAAAGGGAATCCGGTATCGGATCCTTCTCTTGATGTGTGCGGCGGATGCCTTAGTGATTGTCGAAAACGGTTTGGCGCCGGGCTGGAAGAGCCAAACACCGCAATTCTTGATTTTGGCGGTTTCCCGGCAACGGTTTTATTCTCCCGATAAACGGAAATACCAATGAACAAAACTATTATGGCTGGGATTCGGGGGCACGCC